CCTAAGAATATAGTAATTATCTTGCCTACCGACCGAACAATAAACCATAGACCGAACAATAAACCGAACCGTAAACCTATAAACTATAAACCGAACCAATAAACCGTAAACCGAACCGAACAACCGAACTAAACAATAAACCGACCAAACTAAAAACCGACCGACCTTTTTTTAAAAAGCCCCAGCGGGGGGTGGGTTCTCCTCATATGTCGTTTATGCCGGGGGTCAAAATATAGGTTTGATTATGTGGTTGATTGTATGTAGATTTAATTATGTGTAGATTTGTATGATTGTTGATTTATTTGATTAGATGCCGGGGTTAAATTATATGATTATTTGTATGTTTAGTTGTATATTTATAGGTTAGTAGGATAGGTGTATGCTGGGGTTTATTTATAGGTATGGGGCTTGATTGATGATTTACTATGTGGTAATATATTTTTGAAGGGTAAAATAATCGATTAAGGAGGCGATAGGATGGGTCGGAGGGGTAAGAGAAATGAGGTTGTGGATGGATCTAATAATGGAGATGTTAAAGAAGTTATTGAAGGGGATGTTAGAGGGGTTATTGATGAGGTTAGTGGGGAAATAAGAGATATATTACTTGAATTAGAGGTTTATCAGAGGACGTGGATTATGCCTTGGTTTGTGCAGAAGTTCTTGTATGATTTATACATACGATTAAATTTGTTATTAAGCAAATTAGAAAAAAGTGATGAATAAATGATGATGAAAAGAATTTTATCAATTAGAATGAGTTCAAAGTATAGAGGGAAGGTGAAAAGTTTTATTTATGATGTAGCTCAGTTTCAGAATTTATTACGGATATTTATTTTGGAATGGAATAAGAAGACGAATGATATTTTTAGGCTTTTTAATCAGAGTTTGTTGTATTCATTGTTAGCTGACAGGATACGGAGTAATAAATCAGAATGGCAAAAAAAGGAATTGGAAGAGGTGAAAGGTATAATTGAAGAGGATGAGAAGTTGAAAGTTTGGATTGAAAAATTGAGAGAGCAAAAGAAAAAAGTAAAGAATAGTGTAGCATGTCAGAGTGTAATTATTCAAGAAGTGAACAACTTGAAGTCTTGGATAAGGGCTGTGCGGGAGTTTAAGAGAAATCCTGAGAAATTTAATAGTAAACCGGGGTTACCTAAGCCGAGAAAATTAAAAAATTTGATAAGGTTTAGTGTAATTGTTCCTTTCAAGGTAGAGAGTAGAAAGTTGTGGTTAAAGTTACGGAATGGAGAGAAGTCTTTAGAGGTGTTATTACCGAAGGAGTTTAATTACAAAGTGAAAGAAGTGAGGGTAGTGTATGATATGGAGTGGGTTGAGGTTCATATTGTATATGATAAGGACATTGATATTCAGAATGATGGAGTGTATCAAGCGGGGATTGATATAGGTTTAAATAATTTGTTATCTATTGTGAGTGATGATCCTGAGTTGAGGAGTTTTATTGTTTCTGGTAAAGAGTTGAAGAGTTATAACAGATGGTGGAATAAGAAAAAAGCGGAGGTTCAAAGTCACATAGATAGAATTTTGAATATGATAAAAGAGGAGAAAGATGAGGAAAAAAGAAAGTCTTTAGAAAAGCATTATTGGTGGTTTAAGAAGTATTTATGGAATTTGAGTAAAGCAAGGGATAGGAAGTTAAGCAATTGGATGCATCAAATAACGAGGAGGTTAGCTGATTTATTATATCAGACGGGGCATAGGATTGTATACATTGGAAAGAATGCGATAGATAAGCATGAAATACCTTTTAGTAAGGTTGTGAATCAGAATTATGTTTATATTCCCCATCGAAAATTAGTGAATATGCTGAAATATAAGTGTGAGGAGCTTGGGATACAGGTGATGGAAGTTGATGAAAGGTATACGAGTAAGGCGTCACCAATTAGTGATGATGTAGTGGAGATACAAAGTAAGAGAGAGAATGGTGAGAAAGTGAAGTTTTCAGGAAAGAGGGTAAGTAGAGGTTTGTATAGGGATTTGAAATTAGGGAAGGTATTTAATGCTGATTTGGTCGGAGCAATGAATATTTTAAAGGTTGGAGCTAAGCTCCGTGGACTATTGTTAAACTTAAAGACTTTGTTTGTGAAGCTATGCAATCCAGTAAGATTTAAGATGTTTGATTTGATTTACAAAAGTAATCCCGAGTCTCTACTTAGAGTAGGGATAGGGGATAGTAAGCCTGCAATGATGCGGGAAGCCTTAGCCTATGAAGGGGCGGGTGGAAGAATGGGATAAAATATAGGAACGGGGTAATTGAGCGTGCTTACAGTTATTGGTAAGCGTTTGTTTTGGGTTTTGGTAATAGTAGTGTTGTTTAGTGTTATTGTAGGATTATTTGTGCATATGAAAAAGCAAGAGACTATTTTTACTCAAGCAATTAAACAACAAGAACAAATGATTAAGCAAAGGGAAGAACAGATACAGCGCTTACAAGAACAATTAGAAGCTTTACAGAAGGAGCAGGTTTTAAGAGAAAGGAGGATTGTAATTTTAAAAAACAAACGGGAGCAGATACAGAAACCCCAATCAACTGACGAATTAGTGAAAGAATTTAAGGCTCTGGGGTATGAGGCAACTGTTAGGTAGTTTATTCATCTGTCTATTTCTGGTAAGTCAAGTATATGCTTCTGACATTTGTATACCTATAGAGCAGGCTAAGAGTATTGTAGTTGAGTTAAAACAAAAGAGAATATTAGAGCAAGAGGTTCAAGAGTATGAAGGGTTAATTGAAAATTTGAAAAAACAAGTAGAATTATTGAGATTAGAGAATCAGCTGTTAAAGGAGCAGGTTCAGTTGGTGAAGGAGCAGAGGGATATTTACAAGGTAATGGTAGATGAGAAGGATAAGGAGATAAGGAAGGTGAAGGTTGTGGGTTTTTTTGAAAGGGTAAAGTCGTTTTTGATGGGGGCTGGGGTGGGGGGAGTTGTTACATTGCTTATTTTATATTAAGGGCGGGGCAAGGAGAGTGGGGTGGACAAAAAAATTATTCCCGCTACCGCAATACCTGAATTAATAGAAACATCCGACTTCCATAATATCAATCAAAAACGAGCTATTCTTAAATATAAAAACGCAATTATTGGTATAAAGGAAGGTGATGTGATAGTTTTACGATCTGATAATGAAGATTATCTTTTAGCCATTGCTGAATTTATCCGAGATAATAAACACCGTTTAGAAATAATACAAGACCCATACAAACCTTTCTGTCTTTCTTTCAAATTACGAGATGGTAACAGAACATACTACCTTGGCTTTGGTCGGCTAAACTTTTTTGAATATAATTATATAATTAATCTATTACGTAAATTTAAGATCATTCAAGATGAATTGACTTCATATGCTGATTTCTTAATCGATGATTATAAAAATGGGGTTAAATTCTTTTACAAGGGTGTAGCCTGATGTCTGTCTTATGGTTAACAACTGGAATGGATTGTGGATACATTGAAGAATTCGCAAAGCATGAAGAAGTTTATGTGTTTGCTGACTTTATTAGTGCATTCCCCGACATGGAAGACCTTGCTTTCGGTCGAAATATTCAAAATGTTCAAATTATAACTGATTTATCTTCAGAAATTTTTAGTAAGATTGATAAGGTTATAACGCTTGATTGCTATTTTGGTTTCCTTATTGAATTATTTAAGCATTTGAAAATTGATGTATTTGGGGCTGGGGTAGAGGCTCGGCTTGAAAATAACCGTTTATTTCAAAAACAATTAATGCCTAAAGTTCCTCGTTATCGTGTAGTAAATTTTGAATCTTTAAATTTTCCTGCAATAACTAAAGTTGACCCAATCTATAGGAATTCCTTTGAAAGTGCAATCATTAGGAACCAATACGAACTTGATTTTTACAAACAAAAGCTCATCCAAACAGCTGGGCAATTTGCAAAAGAAATCGATTATTATCAAGAAGAAATACTATCAGACATTGAAATTGAATACGGAATTGATTGCTTATGTTTGGGAAATGGTTTTGAACCACCGTTTACTATAGGGATTGAACAAAGCAAAAATTCTTACATTGCTAAGGTTGTTAAAAGAAAAGAAGATATCTTAATGAAACCATGGGCTCTTAATCTTAGAATGTGCGATACACTCTTACAACAAATGAAATATATAGGTTTCTTCTCAACCGAAGAAATTAAAGTCAAAGGAGAAATTAAACCTTACTTAATTGATATTTGCATGAGGCTTGCTTTACCTTTGGGGACTGCTTATCTGAAATTCTATTCTAATGTCTATCAAGCTATCCGAAACAATATTCCACTTGTCCCTAAAGCTGAATACATCTATGTCATACCAATATCCTTACCATTAGCCGAACAAACATTTGTGCCAATTACTTTTAAAGATAAATACATCTTCGAACACTTCATTGCCCTACAAACTTACTACAAACCCAAAATACAAAAAGACCTCACATTCTATGCCATTAAAGGTTATCCTACCGTAGGATGCATTGTGCTATATTCAAACTATTTAGTGGACTACGAAGAACTTGAAAAACAAATTAAAAATATCGAAGAAACAATCATAGCACCAGACTTAAAAATTGGATACGATACCTTAAAAGAAAACTACGAAAACTTCAAAAGCATGCTTGAAATTCTTGATTTAAAATGATGATCATCGCACCACTAAAAGAAGCAACTAACTTAATCAATGGAGTGTATAGTGGGTATATTAACAAAGTTCTTCCTACACAAGTCTATAAATATGGATATTTGATTTACAACATCAATGGATCAGCAACCATAACAATTAAGGTATCAACTGACAACATAAATTGGTTACAAGTTTATTCTCAAACGCTTAATAATGTATCAGGTAGTCAAGTAATAGAATTAATTGGTTTATTTGTTAAAATAGAGATTAATGCAACTGTTAATGCAGGAAGTTTTGTATCGTTTGTAAGGTCGTCGGGCTAATGTTACAGTTAGCGCTTTCACCAATTCAAGAGAGGATTTGGGATTTATTTTTTAATTCGGATTATCGATGGATTGTATCGGTTGGTGGTAAGGGTTCTGGTAAGACACAGCTTGCTATTTTTATTTTGTATGAATTATTGACTAATGAAAAGTATCGTGGTTCTCGTATTCTTATTGCTCGTGAAAGCTTAAGAGATTTGAGAAATACTTTAGTTGCGGGGCTTGAACGATTATTAGCAGAAAATCCATATCTTAGGTCTCTTATCACGACGAACTTAAATTTACAAGTAATAAGAAATGAAGCGACCGATGTAGAAATTTATTATTTGTCTCTTAATGATAAAAATGCTCAATATAAGTCTGTGTTATCTTACGAATTTAATGTGATAATTATTGATGAGGTTGATAGGATAAGTAGGGAAGCGTTTGTTGAAGTGAGTGAGCGTTATAGGTTAGTGCATGATTTTTCTAAAGGTATGTTGATACTTAATCCATGTTCACAAGAGCATTGGTTGTATAAAGAATTTGCTGAGAAGTCTCGTGAGGATACTTATATTATTCGGTCATCTACATATGATAATTATTTGATAACTCGGGTAAGTAAGAAAGAATGGGAAGAGATGATACCGTATAGTTATGGTGGGAAAGAGTATTATGTAAATAATAATATTAGGTATGAGAAACTTTATGAGATAAGGGATGTAGTGATTGCTAAACGGTTTAATGTGTCTCATTCTTTCATAACTGAGATGGAGATGAAGCCATTAGGTTATAGGAAAATTATGCTTGATGGTGAGTGGGGTGCATTTGATTATGGTGGTGGATTATTTGATGATGTATTTGATGAGCAAAACATTATTACGATTGATAATCGATTGATTGATATAACATTTGATTATACACTTTATTGTGGGGTTGATTTTGGGATTAGGCATTCGGCATATGCATTGGTAGGAGTTGATTATTTAGGTAGGATTGTAATTTTAGACGATTATATTTCGGATAACCAACCGTTGAAGGTATTTATTGAGTATATGTTAGAGCGGTTTAAAAAGAAGTTTAATATTAAGCGACCACAGTTGATAACTTATATAGGGGATATTGCAGGAAAAAACAGAGAGATATATGATGGATATGATTTATTTACTAAGTTAAGAAAAGATTATGGGCTTAGTTTTCGTGGAAATCGTGTAAGAATAGTTGAGAGCATAGCTATGATAAAAGACTTATTAGAGAAGAAGAAGTTATTAGTTAATGATCAAGCTCATAGGTCGTTAGAGGGATTTTTAGGGAAGTTTCAAGCTGATCATCATGGTAATTATAAAAAGGATGGGTTTTATGAACATTTGCTTGATGCAATAAGATATGTTATAGTAGAAATATACAAACAAAGCAAGCCACAAAAGAGTAGATATTTGAAGACACCGACTTATGCATTCCCTACCAGTTATATTTAGATTGAGCTTACCGAAGAATAAAATGTTTCGTATTGAGAAAGATATAAATAATTTTTTAAAGAAGTTCGTTTTTATTAAAGCATTTAAATTATATTGT